ATCTATACGAACCCCACTAGTAGAAACGGGTTCACGTTCGGGGTATGCCTTTTAGCCGTGTTATTTCGTCGGTGGCTTCGGCGTAAGTCATGCCGTTAGTTTCGCATGGTTCTAGGCCGCGTTCTTTCGACATAGTTTCTATTAGTTTCACTTGGTTTGGTGTCGCTAATCCACGTGGGGCGGAATGTTCGGGTTTGCGGTCCATTTGTGTCTGTGCGTAGGTGCTGTACACGCGCTTAGTTGGTGCTGCGGGTTCTTGGGTGCTTGGGTGTTGGTTGCCTTGTGCGGTCCGTACTTCGTCGGCGCTTGCTAGACCAGTAGCAATGCCAAAACCCATGTAACCCAAACAACGTCCAAGCGCGCTTGTGGCCCCGTTGGGTTGCTCACTATCTTTGGTGAAAGGCGTACGCCCCGGCCATACTTCCCAACAGTAGGCGCGCATAGGTAGCGCGTCTGTTTCGTCTCTAAACACGGTTACGGCGCATTGAATGTAAATCCGTTCGCCTAAGTGGATTAGTTCGGGGGCGTCCTCAACTATGCGTAGCGTTGGGTATTTCAATAGGGCTAGTTGTAGGCGGTGCTTGACGTCTACATAGTCGGTCATGTCAAAAGCCATGTCGGGTCTCTTTCCATATTTCTATTGCGCTAGGCATTAACGCGTAAAAGTCTTTTGAAAGCATGTGGTGGGCCTCGCCGCCGTCCAATTTCTCGAATAAGTCTTTACAAATATTTACAACTAGTTCTACGGCTTCGCCTATTGGGTCATCTACTACAATTTTAATTGCCATTGTTTAACGCTCTCAATTTTTTTAGTTCTCTTTGCATTTGGCGCGTTTCGCCTTCGTATACGTTTATTTGGTTTTTGCGTATATAAATCGCAAGCGACAGGTCCTCTATTTTTAGGATTAGTTCACACTCGCGACAGTCTTTTTTAGGGAATGTTGTAATCGGTCCTAACGTACATTCGGTTTCGTGGTCGTTCATTTTTTTAGTCCTTGGTGGCGTCGTACTTCGTCTATGGCGTGTCTTAGCCGGTTGTATGCCGCGCCGTCACTTTGACGGTATGCCACGTCGTAAGCGGCTTCGGCCAGTTCCTCTAATAGTTCTATGTACCGTGTGTTTTTGCTTTTACGGGGTTCTAGTTGTACTTCGTGGGGTTCGTATAGTTCGATATGTTTGGCGTCTATGTACGGGTGACAGTTGTTACGGATTTCGGTTAGTTGGGCCACTAGTCCTAGTTCGTGTAGGGCGTTTAATGCCCCGCTTGCTTGGCCGTGGTGTAGTCCTGTAATGCGTTCTACTTCGGGGCAGATAATCCCCATAGCGCCCGCTTCGGTGACGTGGGCCAGTATTTCGCGTCGGCGTTTCGTGGTTATGCCTTCGGCGTCCTCGCGTTGTGCGCGCGCTTTTGAAGTGTCGCTAGTCGCTATGTAGGCGCTTGGCATTGTGTTTATGTCGGTCATTGTGCCATTGCCTCTAAATAGTTGGCGGCCGCTTTTAGATCGGCGCATAGTTGCCCGTCGTTAAAAGCGTGTTTAGTGGCGTGGTCGCGTAAGTCTTGCGCTAAATGTTGTAACGACTTGAAATAATGAATAACTTCGGGCGTTTGGTCCTGAACCTTGGGGTTCGGTCGCCGTGTTACTTCGTTTATTACTTCGGCCCATATTTTTAACATGGGGTCTAGTGGTTCGTTCATGGTCGGGATACCTTTCGTCGGGAATGGTGGGGTTACTATAACGCATTGTTTCGCGTTGGTGTGTCAATTAGCACCTATGGCGAAATTTGCGGACTAGCGGGTGCTTCGAATTACAAACCGAAGTTTTAAGGCCCATACAATTATTGCGTATTGTGCCCCACCCGAACGGACCTACCGGCCATTTCTTTACGCCTGTCTTGGGGTTTACCCAACCTTTCCACGCGACACGTTCGGCTATTTCAACTTGTTTAGCGGGTGACAGTTTGCCTATGTCTCGACGGCCTGACCAGTTAAACGCCGTTTGGCGGTATAGCCCTAGGCCGCCTGTGTAACTACGGGTTGAATGTTGCCAGTTGGAAGCCGTCTCGCATTGGGCGACACGATCCCAAAAATAGTCCGGCATTAACGCCCCGTATTTTTTGTGGGTATGCGGGTTCGGTTCTTGGGCTAACGCCACGCTTGGCCATAGCACCACTAGAACGGCCGTAAAGGCCACTAGACGCCTCACATAGCCTCTAACTTCGTAGGGACGCCCCAAGTATCCCACGTGTCGTCACGGGTCGCCATATGGGCGCTAATCACTTTGTTAGTTTCGGGGTCTATAAATACTTGAATAAGTACGTTCGTCCCCGCTTTAAGATCTTGTGGCACATGGCCAACTAGGGGTAGGTAAATAAATGTTTCGGGCATAGTGTCGCCTTTCGTCGGGTCCTAAAACCCTAGCGAACCTATAAGCCCGTGTGGGGGTAATCCGTTTTAAGCCTTGGGGGGCTTGGGAAGTGACCGCCACGCCGCTTCGAATTTGTCGGCGTCGGACGCCATGGCGGGGTCTATTTCTATGTGTAGCCAGTTAGGCGAACCGGGGCGGGAACCTGCGTTATCGGTCGCTGTAAATACCTTTACGCCTTTTTTACCTTCCCCGCGTGAACAACGGTATCCCGCGCCCCATGTGCCGAAGTTGTACCAATGTATTTCCGAGATACCAAGAATTTTAGAGTGTTCGCCTAGTTCGCTAGACCCTAGAAACCAGTCCCACATTTCGCGGGCTTGGGCTTCGTCTTTGTATTGAATGTCGGCGGCCGCGCCTGTCGCGTGTACGGATAACTGCGGGGGGTTTGCGTTGTTTCGCATGTTGCGTAAAACATAAGTACCTAAACACTTGGTTTTCCAACGTCGGGCGCATAGATCGACTAGACGACTTATACCGGGGGTTTCTTTTCCTGCGTTGTAGGCGGGGTAGTACGGGTATTTTCTCACGGTGTCGGCGGGGTTTTTGGTGGTTGTTTTCCGCTGATCCCGTTACCGGCTAAGACGCCCAAGAGGCCCCCGGTGAGTGTGGCGAGCATTGGCGACAACACGGCCCACGCGCTTTTATCGTTTTCAGATACTTCCATAGGTTGCGTAATAAATAAAAGTCCAAACAAAAGAGAGCAGATAGACAACACAAACGCAATGGTTAAACCCATGGCTACGGTCATTACTATGCGGGCTTTTATTTCCTCATTGGATAGACGTTCCCTAGGCACAACGGCCCCCCCCTATTTGTGTTTGTGTCCCTATGGTTTCGGGCGCTTTGTTTTTAATACGTTCACAGTTTACGCGTGTGCGTTCTAGGCAACCCGTAAGCGTCACGGCAAGCAGGCTAAGCAGGGCTAGGCGTTTCATCGGGTGTACCTATTTCGGTTATTGGTGCTTCAATTTCGTAGGTGACTAGTTCGCCTGTTGTCCAGTCGTGTACTAGTTGTTTTTCTGTTGGGTTGCTCATAATCATTGGTCTCTATATCCGTACACTTGATATTCAACGGTGGCCGTTCCTGTTGATGTAAACAACTGAAATCCTGTAAATTGACTGCTTGAACTTTGGCTTCCACCAACAAAGTAAGGAAAGCCACTATTTGCGTCTACGAGAGTGCCATGGTGCATTGTGGTGGCTGCTTTGTTTGGGTTGTAAATGTCAAGCGACAAACAATACAAAGCAGAAGTGTCTATACCGATAAGTTCGGCCCCGTTGTCGGTTCTAGGGTGATACAAAACCGTGTTCGCTGTGTAGTTTCCACCAAGCCCTGCTTGGTAATAAGCACTGCTGCTAGGTGTAGTTCCGACGATGTATTTTATTTGCACACGGTTAGACGTGGAACGAGCCGTCACATTTAGAAGAACTCTGTACTGCTTGTACGTGCTACTAAAAACGCCTGTGACATTAGTTGCGCTAGTAGTCAGCGACAAAATGCCAGCCCCCACAAACACCAGCCCTGAGTTAGCAAGGTAGGTATTAGTGTCGCTCGCTGTGAGCACCTCACCAGTCGTAAAAGTCTTTATAGCCATGTTTAGTATCCTAATCTATTATTATTAAGCGTGCCGAAAGTTGTAGAACCCAAAATAAGGTAGGCGTTCAGATCGGCACCCGACAAGTAAAATGTATATAAAGCGCCGTTAGGGGTGGCCGACATATTGACGCCTTCAATAAGACATTGGTAAGTCGTGCCTCGAAACGCTACGGCTACCTGCGTCCCGGCGCTTAAAAAAATAGAACTACTAGCGCCTATGTTGTCTAGTTGAAACGACGTTTGCGCTTCGGCCATACACGTTATAGAACTAATAGCAAACCTAGCGGTTCCGTAGTTACCTAGTAAATAGTTGGCGTAGTCGGTCGCTTGGGCGGTACTGGCGTTAATAGTGTTTGTTTGGTACCCGCGATACGGAACAGTAGCGCCCGACTTGGTGACAGTAGCCGCGCCGAAACTTTCAGGCGTCACGGTGACCTGCGTATAAAAGTTGTCGGCCAAACTGTCAAAAGTAATCGAATTGTAAACTTGGTTAGTTGCGTCGTTAGTTGTGTCCGAAAAGTTAATCGTGGAAACATTGCTATTGAATGGGCTAACTATTGTTGTTGCGTTGCCAAACTCTCGAATACGGGCGTTAGTGGTTTGGCACAGTCGCGCCACCCAGTCGCCCCAAGTGCTACTAACCGTTGTACCTGCGATTAATGGCGCGCCCGTAGTGCTAGTCCATGAAAGCGTTAAACCCGTTTGGGTGTTTGCGTTAGTTATTTGGTTTGTGATTGTGTCGGCGGCCATAACGTAGTTGTTACCGTTCATACGGCCAAAACGGGCGAATCCGCCTTCCCCGCTTACCGTGGCGTAATCGGCTTGCCCAACGCCACCGCCAAACGGTATCCCGTAATCCACCACGACGTCTGTAACGAAACCAACCCAAATAATTTGAGGCGTAACTACGCCGGTATCGTTTTCTATTTTCATGTAACTACCCGCAACTAGCGCGGCTACGGGCGAAACATAACCCGTTGGGTAACGCAAAACAATAGAAGCCGTACCCGCTTTAACTTGGTCTAGTTGTGCCTGTCTGCCAATACTAAAATTAACGTTCTGAACGTTTGTTAAAGCCGTCCAACCTACGGCTACGGGATCAGGCGAAACATATACGCTGTATTCCTGTAAAGCCATGGCTAAAAAATATTGCTTACTCGAATAGGTACCGAACCGTTTTGGCGCATATAGGTACGCAACGCCGCTACCACCGCGTTAGGGTCGCCACCGTTCACGTTTATATTTACGTTGGTAGTTCCCATGGTGCCCAAACGATCAAGCGGTATTACGGCTTCGGGGCCTTTTTCGCCTATCAGGGCTAATGTGGCACTATTGACAATACCGCCCGCGGCCATGGCGGGAATCGTGTCAAAACGCGACTTATCCGCGCCCGACGGGCCTCTACCTTCGGGACCGATAACGGGACCAAAAGAAACCTTAGAAAGCGAAGCAATATCTTTACCGGGCTTCACTAGGTTTATGCCACGAATGACAACGTTTATAGCGGTAATCCATGCGTTAGTCATGAACTCAAAGTAAGACGCTATGCCGTTTACGACGTTGCGTACAACGTTACGGAATGTTTCAAACTTGTTATAGGCCACGACGACGCCCGCAACCAGTAACGCAATTCCCGCCGCAATAGCCGAAAACGGGTTTAGGGCCATAGCAATGTTTACGGCCGTAATCGCTAACGCTACGCCACCGATAGCGCCCGCAATAGCGACAAAAGCGCCGGGGTTATCTTGTGCCCACGCCCCGAATTTTTGAAGGATAGGTAACGCCGCTTCGATAACTGGTAATAGCGCGGTGCCTATGCTTTCTTTTGTTTCGGTCATAGCAATGCCTAAACGTTTGAATTGTCCCGCCGTTGTGTTGGCGGCCGTTGTGGCAGATCCCGCAAACGTGGTGCTTAGTTTGGCCATTACTTCATCGAGAGACGCGCCACCTTTTACCATTTCGCGTACGGCAGGGTCTAACTTGGCTAACGCGGTTAGGTTGCCACCGTACGCCCGTTCTAGGGCCTTGGTGACGGTTTCAAGAGAGACGCCCTTAGCGGCGCTTATGTCCATGGCAAGGCCCGCGGCCTTTTGGGCTTTCTCTACTGATCCCGTAGCGCGGGCTAATCCTGCCAATGCGGGGCGTAGTTCGTCGTCGGTAAAACCTAATAATTGGCCTTGTTTAGTTATCCATGTTTCGGTTGCGTCTATCGCTTTATCTGTCGCCCCGGTAGACGTTGTTAGTGTTCTTGCTAGTTCGGCTTGACTGGCGGCGTCCTCAATAGCGGCCTTAGTGGCGTCGCCTAAAACCATGGCTAAACCACCGATAGCGGCGGCGGCAGGTACGGCCGCTTTTTTTACGGCGTAAGCACTTTTAGCGCCTACGCCTTCCAGTTGGGAAAATTCTTTTTTGGCCTTGTCGAAACCCTTTGTGTCTAGGGACGAAATAATAGGTATGTTGATCGCCATTAGTCGCGCCTTTCGATCCGTAGTTTCTTGTTCATTATCTCACTAACACGGTCCAAAATGGCCGATACTTCCCGTTCTACTTCGGGCATGACGGCCCCAACGGCGGGCGCTAATGCGCGGGGCGCTTGGGGGTTTTGTTGTTTCCCTTGGGTTATTAGGTTTTGTACGAATTGGCTACTTCCGTTTACGCCCGCATGATCCCATATAGCGCCTGCGGCGTCTTTTTGTTGGGCGGTCAATAGCGAGAACGGTCGGGCTTTGTAGTCCACGGTTTGCGTATAGGCACCCGGTACGGCGTTGCCGTCTAGATACAACGGGCGTGTAAAAGTTACGGACCGTTCTTTACTTCCCCGTTTGGCTACAAGTGTTTTTACACCATTAGAAACGTTTTTAAGATTAAAGGTAGTTTCGGCGCGGCCTTTAATAATTGAACCACGGGCCATACCCGTTAGCGGGTAGTCCGTTGGAATCATGGAACGGGCGCTAGTAACGATTAGGTTTCCTGCGCCGCCTTGAATGTCCTTAGTTATTTGGCGACGGTACGAAGGGTCAAAGTCGTTTAGTTCTTTTAGAGTTTCTTGGATACCGAAAACTTGTAGATCACTTGCGACGGGCATTTTTAGCCTGCTTGTCTAACACGTCGATAACCGTTGCTATGTCGCGTGTATCTATCGGTATGTTCGGTGGCCAGTAGCCCGTAACTACCAGTATTTCGGCTAGTTGGCGGGAATAGGTCCCGCTTGCGTAGGGTTTGTGGGTTCATTGTCCACCACTTCTAATAATGTAATTGTTTTGGCGTAATCGTCCATAGAAACGGGAACTGTAAGGCCCGCAAGTTTTGACGCCTCATACGCAAAAAATGTTAGATCCTCGTAACCAATACCGTTTGCTAGGTCGGAAGCGCGTTTTTTGTATTTGCGTTCCCACATAATCATTATGTAAAGGTTTGTTTTTACGTCTGCGGTTTCGCCGTTGCGTTCTACTCGAATTGTTATATTCATGTCGGGGCCTTTCGGTTACGGGGTTACGTCTGCGGTGTAAACGCCGCCATGGAACGTAATTGAGGTGGTGCTTAATTCGCCCATAGCGAAAGAATGTGGCAACTCGGCCAAGAACGCCCCGGTCAGGGTAAAACCGGGGTTTGTCCCACTATCTGCACCTACGGCAGGCTTTACAACAACGGTAGTTGCGGTACCTACTAGGTCCTTCAATGTTGCGTAAGTTTCAGACGAGGCGTAAGACATGTATAGGTCTAGCGTTACCTCATGGTCGCCTAAGCCCTTAACGTACTTGTTGTCTACGTCGCCAAACGCCGTAGCGGTCAATTCTGCGTAGCGTTGTGTAAACGTTGCCGAAGTACATTGGTCCGACAGATCGACGCTATTAACGGTTACTACGGGGTTGGATAAAATTGTGCTTGTTGCCATGGTTTTTATTCCTCGGTTTCGGTTGTGGTTTTGACTTTACTAGGTTTCGGGGCTTTTGTGGGGGAAGGTTCACCAATGAATCCGCCCGCGATTAGTGCGGCAATATCTACGCCTTTTGCCTTGGCGCTGTCGGCGTCGTAAAACGCGCCTACGGTGCCTACACGTTCGGAAAGGATTACATACATGGTCTAACTCGTTTGGGCTTGAATGTTTACAACTAGATCATATGCGGGAAGTTCTACCCCGCCGATAATGGCCATAGTTGGGCGTCCAGTTGTTACGCCAACATTTGAATTAAGAACTTTGGCGGCAAGGTTCATTAGTGACCGTTGGGCGTCAAGGTTGCCGGGTCCTAGCGTGATACAACGAATGGGAAACGTCATTTTTACTATGTTGCCGTTCCACGCTTCAAATGTGGGGGCGTCAATGAATACGCATGGCGGGACTAGGTTACGCGGGTCGGTGACTACTTGAAGGCCCGTTATAGTGCCAAGTTTGGCCGCTAGGTCGTCTAGGCACTCGTTAAACAAGTCTGTAAAGGCTTGTACGGGCATTAGGCAACCTGCGGGCGGTCAATACCCAATAGTTGTTTAATGACGCCGTTAAGGCCCGTTACGGGGCCACCGCCCATGCCGTCAAAACTTGCGAAACTGTCAATGGATCCGCGTTGCCGGTAAAGCATTCCGCCGTATTGAATAGTTCCGAGCGTGACGTCGCCCGACGGGGAAGTAGTCAAACTATCAAGGTAGCCCGCCTCACGACGACGGCGATAACAGAAAGCGTTTGCGGCGGCGGCGCATTGGGTTAGGAAACTGAGGTCGGCGGCCGTCGCGGTGCCGATACCGAGCCAGTCCTCAATATTGGTAGCCGTGATCCAAGTACAAACGGGCGTAATAGTTAGCGTCCCGTTTGGTATTGCTTCGGACCGTTCTAACGCCGCCCCTACGTCATAAAAAAGAACTTGGTTCTCAATAGGAAATTGTGGGTCTAGTAATAGATCGCCTTGGTCGTCTACGCCAGTAAACAAAAACAACGGACACGCGTAAACCGTGTAGGTACCGTTTAAGCCGTGGCCTAAACCCGCAACCGTAATCGTGTCGCCCGGTGTTATGTCGGCGTTAGTTAATAGTTGTACTACCGCGTAGTCGTCTAACCGTTGGTGGTGGGTTATTGAATAAACCGCCATAGCGGATACCCGCCTTTCGGATTAAACGAACTTAACGAACTTGGTAGCGTCTGCCATGAATGACGCGGCGTAACCACGGAACGCAATAGTACGGCCCAATGTGGTAGGCACGTCAATTGAAATTGCGCCCTTCATTTGTTCGTAGAACTCGAAGCCTGCGGCGGGGCCTGCGGCGTGTCCCATGAATGAACCCGGCGCGTTTTTGTCTACTACAAGAACTAGGCCCAATGGGTTTCCGTTCCAAGTATTAGCGGCGGCGTTTCCTGCGGCGTTTTGACCCATGAGGTTAGGCGCGCCCGTGTATGGGAATACCGGACGGTTCTGATCGTCTACGGACGACGAAAGCGCCGCCCACGTTGCGGGTGTAACGACCATATGGGTAGGTAGATAGTTAGACGAAGCCGAAATTTGGCGAGCGCCTTCGTAAATTGCGCTTACCCAGTCGGCACCTACGGCGGTGTCGGCCACGCTTGAAGTTTGTGTAATTGCGGCGTGGCAAGTGTCTACGGCGTAGTTGTCGGTTGCCTGTCCGTAGGCAATAGCCAACTGGTCAAGGATAATTGAGATAGACGCCGGATCCGAAAAATCAAGATCTTGTTCGGACACGGTGACATATGTACCAAACGTAAGTTTAGAAATATCCGTGTTTGACACCGTAACGGTTGAAGGGTCAAGAGTGTTTAACTCGCCTGTTGGCTGTTGCGTTACGACGGGGCGTACCGTAATTTTTGGGCGCCGGAATGTGGCACCCTGTAACGGCATGGCCTTAGTTCCGATAGCGGTAACGAATGGCCGGATCGGATTAAGTCCGTCGTAGACACTGCCGGTAATAATTTCTGGCAAAATGCCCGGGGTGTCGGCCGTTGTGATATTTGGCGCGGCGGCGCTAATACGTGCGTTCATTTCGGCAAACGCGGTAGGACCTGCGGAAAATGCGGCCATGTACTCGGACGGGCTAGGCAATTTAATACCTGTTGAAACTTTCGCCCATAGTGGGGTTACTGGTGTACTTGCCTCAATGTTTACGGCGTTTTCGGTGACTTCTGACATGGTTTCGGTTTCCTCTACTTCGGATACTTCTTGGGTTTCGTCGGCGTCGGGTTCCGTCTGATTACTATTATTACCACTTTGCGCGGCTATTTGGTGGATACGGCTATCGGAAAATGCCGGCATGGGGACCACCGAGAGTTCGGCCCATGTAGCGGCGGTAACTTCCATTACGCCGTTTTCGTCGTAGGACCATGCGGTAGGTGTTGCGCCAACGCTTACGCCAGTTAGTACGCCGTCCATGGCTAACGTCAAGGCTTCACGGCCGTTAGTGGTGTCGCTAATGCGAGCCTCAAAGTACATACCGTCAGGCATTTCTACGCGAGCGGTTACAACGCCAATAGGGCGCGTGTTGTCGTGGTATTGAAGCAGGACGGGCGCTTGGCCTTCGGTTGGCATTGAACCGGGCATAAACCGAACTGTTGTACCGTCCGAAGTTGTGGCGTCTACGCCGTACGGAACGGCTAGGCCCATAATCGTACGCTTCGGGGTGCCGTCAGGGGCGGCGGCGTCAATGGTGATCGGTGAAGGTTGAAACTTAATCATTGGGTTAATCCTCGTTCATTGGGTTTGGTTGGTTTGGTATT